AATGTATAATTGGTGACCATGTTTCAAAATAAATCTGCCAATAATTTCGTCATAAATAAAAGGCTATAATTTAAAAGTTTCATATAAAAAATTATCGCTATCCATTAATAATCTTCTTATCATTGGTATTGAATCAATAATATTTTTAAATGATTCAAAATTAATAGACATATTTTTTAAAGTAATTATTTTTGTTCTCTAAACGATATTCAAACCAGTAATGAAATAAAACTTATAAAATCATTTTGGTAGAATTTTTATTTTTCCGTATACATATAATATCCTTCAGAAGATAAATAATTACATAATAAAGAGATATTCTCTTCTGTACCAGTCACATCCAATTCCGAAAGTGTTGTAAATTTAATACCGAATAAATCTGTTGTTTCATTTAATTTTGTTATAATATTCACATTGAATAAATTGGATGATTTAATAATTAATTCTTTAATTTCTTCATCGCATTTAATTATCATGATTAAAAATTTATATTACTATTTCATTCATCATATAAATAATTTTGATTTTAACTGTGTAGAAAATTGATTATATATTTTGATAACAAAATTCGATTCGATATATTCAAACAGTAATTTTTATGAAGTAGATTAATATGCTAATGGATGAAAGAAAGAATTGGAAATGATTTCTGATAAATATTTATTAATTAAAACGATCTTAAAAATTGTACAATATATTAAATTACACTTGTATCGACAACAATTAATCCAAAGGTACTATAAGCTGGTATATTTGGTATAAAAGAAATTCCAGCATCAGGATTAGTATTTGCAAGAGAATTTTCAGTAACAACTGTTAATATTCCTGCAGGTGCCATTATAGAGTTTGTGAGGCTCACCAAAGTAGAAGGATTCAAATGATTATTTAATGGTACATTTGGTCCAATATATTCGATTGCAAAATCAGATGGAGTTTGGAATCTTCCACCTACTGTATAAGATCCTGTATTTGCATCACGATTGATCAAAATAACAGATCCATTTAATGTCTGAGCATCTTCAATGATAAATTTTAATATTGCATTCGTGCTTGCATTAAGACAATTTGTATCTGCAACAATCCTCTTGAAAAATCCATAAATGGTTGCTGTATCTGTGATAAGATATCCTATAGAATTAGAGTCTGCATTCGAAGTGATGCTAGTGAAAATATTACAATCCGAAATTCCAGATATTGCTTGATAAATGATTCCTGTTGAATTATATCCTCTAGGAGGATTTAAAGGAGGTAAATTTGATATGTGATCGATATTGAGACATACGGTCCCAGGTTTTTGAGTTGTGCTAAGAAATCCAATTGCAGCTTTCCGAGCATTTGTTATAATCTGTTGAGCTCTTAATGATAAATTAATTCTTCCTTGAATAAGAACAGCATATTCACTAGTATTAGAATTTATGCTCTGTGTCAAAATATTGACCGTACTACTGGATGTATCGTCTGGTGTATTAAGATCTATTGCAGCAATAGCATCATCAACATTTATATTAGTTACAAATATATTGCATTTTCCAAATGAATTATAAAGGATTGCAGATCCGAATCTTGTATTAATATTTCTAATTGTAAGATCAACATTTGCATTATTTAAGATTTCGATTCCATTTCCAGATGATATTCCAGGAGAAATAAAAATACTTCCTATTGACCCTACAAATGATGCTGTTCCAGATACTGATACAGCAGAAGCTCCACCATTTCCTGGTTTCATAGTACCAATTGAAATATCACTTATTCCATTTAAAGCATTGAATAAAATATTTCCTTTTGCTGGATCTCCAAAAGATATTGAACTTGCTTCAAAATGTATTTCATTATTGCTATTCATTCTGACAATATTATTATTATTTCCGTTTACATTAGCGTTTATCAACCCAAATCTAAAATCTCCTTCAGTATTATTTAATAAGGATAAAATTGCTCCATCATTTATATTATTTGCTTCGAAATTTGCAATGTCAAGAATCATTCTTCCTCTTACTGTTATTAAATCCGTACCGGGAGATGGTATTGGAAAAAACGTAAAAACCTGACCTGCTTGAATATATTTTAGAGTATTATCGTCAGTATCGATAAAAACTCCAGGAATTCCAACAACATCTAAAACCATTCTACTTTGACCTCCATTAAGAAGTTGAGTAAAGTTTTGTACAAAAGGAATCCCTTGTATTATAGAACTTCCAATAACAGCACTACATGATAAAATGAAGACTGGAATATTTTGAATATTTCCTGATCCACCAACAATAATAGCAAAAGTAGTTGAATCATTGGAAAATATGAAAATTTGTATATCAATCGAAACAATTCCACTATCGATTATTATCGAAGGAAAATTAGATGCTCTCGATACTACTATATTTCCTTTATAACTATGAATTGTTCTCAAATTGGGTATTAATCCACTGCGAAGTAATCCTCCATCAGAATCGAAATTTTGGACCGTAAAATTACCGCTTCCGGGTCCAAATAATTGGATCGCTTGAGTACCGAAAGAGGTAGAATTAAAAGTTTGCGTAGACACAGATAATGGACCATTTCCATTGTGTACAAATGCTCCTATTTTTGGATGTCCTCCAACGATTTTTAAAGCTTGCATATCGATATCAATGTCTGTATTATCTGCAATTGATATTATTTGTCCTCCCGTAGAGTTTAGAAAATTCGAAAATATTATAATAGATGAAGTTGTTATTGCATTAATAATATTAAGGAAAGCACCAGTTGCAAGATTTAAAGCTCTCAGTTCTTGAGAAATAACACTCAAAAATACTGATCCAATAGTATTATCGATTTGGAATAAATCACTTTTAGCAGCAGCATTTATATGCATTATTGTTTTAGCTGTAATTTTTAATACTCCTCTTTTTAATAATATTCCAGGACTTCCTGTTAAACTAATACTGGAAAGAGAATCTATGAAACTATTGATCGTTCCATCTTCTAAAATATAAAGTGGACCAGCTGCTGTATCCGCCGATGATCCTTTTATTGTTACGTTGGATGAATTATTGATCAAAATAATAATACTCGCAGTTCCATTGATTGCGTGAAATATTCCTTGTCCATTAATTTCAGATAATACTGGACCATTATTATCGGTAAAAATTGTTTGGCCTGGAACATTGGTCAAAATTGATCCTGTTTGGAAATAAAAATCAATATTATCTCTCAAAATAATGCTTTCGATATACATTCCAGGTCTTACATAAATAACCCATCCTGAAAATGCAGCAGCTAATGCTGCATTGATGGTTTGGTAAGGTTTAGATTGATCCTGTGGAACTGCAGTAGCATTATTACCAAAAACAGCATCTACAAAATTGGTCATGTTTACAAAATTATTGACTCCTGATACACCAGTTGCTCCAATCGTTCCAGTAGCACCAGTTGCGCCTAATAACCCAATTCCTGTAGCACCAGTTGCACCATTTTGTGTAGTTTTCGAATTACAACAATAACGTATACATTTTCGACAACTCATTTTTATCTACCTAATAATGTTATTTTTTTTTAAAAAAAAAGGTATCTATCTAATATTATTCACTGTTTAAAAAAGATTGTATTTTCTAAATGAAAGAATACAATCATCTGTAGGGAAAATAGTAGATATGATTTTAATTTTATCGCTATCTACTGTTTTATGATGTTTCCATTCCATCATAAGACATGTAGTTGCTAAAAAAGCCACTAAATGATTTACGGCATATTCTTTACCAAGACAAATATGTGGTCCATGTCCAAATACGAGCCAATTCTTATTTGATTTTTGGTCTTCCTGTCTCTCTTTTATAATATTATAAAAAATAAAATTTTATACCTTTTCCCATTCTATCTGGATCAAATTGATCAGGATTTTTCCATGCATCTGGATCATGAAGAGCAGGCCATATAGAAGGAATTACAAGAGAATTTTTAGGTATCGTATAATTTCCATCTAAATTAGTATCTTTTTTTGTCTTGTAAGGAACCATCAGTACAGGAGGTCTATATCGAAGAGTTTCTTTTACTACTTGTTTAGTATAATTCATTTGATCCAATATATCTAAATCGAATGGTTGATTGATATCTGTTCTTATAGATATCTGTTCTTTGCGAACTTTTTCTAAAATTTCAGGATTATCTGCCATCAATTGCATAAGCCAAATAACGGAAGATGTAGAAGCATCTTGACTAGCAAATAAAAATGTCATTATTACCATGGTAATTTCTTCCATGGAATAAATTTTAATATTATTTCCATTGCATCTCTCTTTTTTCATATTAAAAATCCAATTATCTAACATGCAATCTTGTAAAAAAAATTATTCTTTGAAATATATTTTACCGGGATCTTTACTATTAGAAATTCTTTCAAAACTTATTTTTGCGCATTTTTCGATTTCGTTTACGATATATTTTCTAGCATTGATAGCATTATAAACTTTAGTGCCTGGAAATGCGAATGGAAAATTGACCAATTGAAGAGATTGAGTGATATACTTGAATTTTTCAGAAAATTCTAATACTACATTTTCAGGCATATATTTTCCACAAAACACTCGAAGTGATGTTGCCATAGTGAGATTTCTGATATTTTAAAAATCTTTTTTCAATTTGATTTACCTTGCAGTAGTATAAAAATCTTTAGGAGTTTCACCATTCTTCAAAAGTTCTAGAATATATCCTTTGTAGATTTGTTGTTGATGTGGTAAATAAGTTGATAATGCTTTTCTCGTAAAAAGCGGATTAAGTTGTTTACGATAATTATTATGAGCTTCTCCTTGTAAAAAAACGAAATTATCAGGTTTCAAAATAAAAGTCATTGCAGGAACTACTGCAATTGTGAAATTACTTGGAAAATTGAAAATCTTTCTAGATAATTCTATATCTGAAACAATTACAATGAAATGCTGAAAAACACTCGTGCAAGATAATTTTCCAGAATCCCAACTAGATTTATATTTTTCAAATTCAGGATTTAAAGAATCCCATAATTTTCCAACAATTGGAGGAATAAAATTTGGACCAGGAAGATTTTTCTTTTTAATACGATAATATATCTAAGAATGTTATTTGTATAAACAATAAAAACCTGTTCTAAAAAAAGGCAAATTGAAATACCAATTATACTAAAACGTTAAAATTGTTAAAATTTTACAAGATCGAAATATAATTTAAATAACCATGTTTTAAAGCTTGATATACAACTAGTAAATTACTTGTAGCAAATAAAATCAAACTGATATTCATAATTTCAAAAAGAAGCAAATCTAAAATTGTAAAGTATTTTATTTTAATATTTGGAAAAAGAATATAAATATATATATAATGATTTATTATGAAGATTTTAAAAGGAATTTGGATTACAATCTTTGAATTTCAAAAATATCATTAATTTATAAATTGTTTTATCTTTTCTTTTGAAGGTTGTAGCAATCTTTTGTATATTTCTTGATTATAATTGACCTCATATCTTTCATTTCCTCCTCCATTTGGTGCCCAATGCTTGTCCAATATCATAAAATAGTTTGGATAGTAAATTTCAGATATCCAATTATCACAATACCAATTTTTAATTTCTTCTGGAAATAGATATCCAAATATCTCGAAATGTTTTCTCGATATCATTGCTTGTGTTAAAATAAAATTACTCCAAGTCACATTTTTGGGTCCAACAATTCCTATTCCATTGTTTCTTTCTAAATATTCTATACTCTCGGAAATCCATCCTTTTGTTTTGAATATAATATCATCTCCACATTGATAGAAAAAATCATTTTCATATTTTATTGCTTTTTCATATAAAATATTCCACATTGCAGTTAAATGACCTTTTTGGATTCCATTGAATATTGTAAAATCGAATTTTATGTTCTGATGATTTAAAATATCATTCATTTCATTTAGAATTGATTCTTGATCAAATAATTTATCATCTTTATCTATTCCGACGTAGAAAGTGTAATCATATTCATTTTCTTTTATTTCGCAAAATGATTTAAAAGTTAAATTTATAAAATAAGATTGATAGAGAGTTTTCCAATCTCTATCTTTTGAAGTAATTGGCATCAATAAAGCCACTTTTTTCTTTTTAAAATTCATATTTTTCTTTTATTTTTAATATGAACAACCAAAACTAATGCTTATACTAAATAATTTTATTTTTAATATGAACAACCAAAACTAATGCTTATACTAAATAATTTTATTATAGAATACAAATTACGCTTAATAGATGAATAAAAGATTAGATTAAAATTGTATTGTCACATTAAGCATTTATTACAGTATCTCTTTAGAATTTCCAAAAAATATATGGATGATTTCTATAATGCTTGCATCGTTTTTTTATCATTTGTGGAATATATCATTCAAAATTATTATGGATAGATATGTTTTTACCATAGGATCTATACTTTACGTTTTATCACAATTTTATTCTGTATATAGTTATCTTATATCGATTATTGGGGTTTTATCATTATTTATTTCGAAAAGAGATGTTATTTATTGGAATTTATTTAAAAATAATCAAAGATATAAATAAACTAGAATTTGTATTTTATCATTCAATTTGGTATTAAATTATTGATCAACTAATAATATTTTCAAAACAAGATTCAAAATTAATTTTATTTATAAATATAACAGTCCCAAACTTGATGCAATCCAATAAGAAAATGATCTTTTGTTTGATGAATAATTAATTGGATTTAAAATATTTAATACTAATTCTGGTGATCGATTTGGTATTTCAAATGCCAATGTAGGAGTTCCAGCTCCGGAGAATGTACTTCTATAAGTCAAAAATGATGCTCCATTTACATTACACCATAATACCACCCAATATCCTCGAAGATGTTGAAGATTTACTGAACCTTCAATAAGCGAAATTGTATTTATTCCTGGTGTAGGAGTGACTTGACTTGTTCTTGCTATTCTTGCTCCAGTTACAACATCATATATTGCCATTTGGATAAATGCACCAGATCCAGATTGAGTACAATAACAAGTCATTCTGTTTACAAATATTATAGTCATGGTAACAACCAAAGCTGCATAACCGTTTCCTTGTTGAAAATCTACTCCATTCCAAATAACTCTTGTATCATCACTTACTGCTATAGGAAAATCTTCTATTCCTAACATCACAGAACCATTAGAAATAGGTCCCGTTGCACCCGTTGTACCAAATAATCCAACCCCTGTTGCACCTGTAGCACCTAATAATCCTGTT